CCTGATCCATTTAACAATCTGTTCTAAGCTTGCTTTTTTTTTCTGCTGTGTATATTTTTTAATCCATTCATAATCTTCTTTTGTTTTTTTCGGTTTCTTTATTATTTCCTTGTAAGATAATGGCCTTAAACCTGTATCATCACTAGGAATAAAATCAAGTGATTTACTTTGCCATTCTTCATTCTTTTCCATATATTCAACAATCAGGTCCATCTTTTTTTGAGTGAGATAACGCTTATCCTCTTTGATTATTTTCTTACGCTGCCTGTCTGTCAGTTCATCTCTTTCTTTAATGTCCCGGTGGCTAGAAATATCTGTTATAATTTGCCCGGTAATTTCATCAACATAATAACACCTGCAATTAGGATGTGTATCGTCCGGGATTACAGGTCTCAAAGGATCATCAATATCAAATGCGATTCCGGCTAATGGCAGACAAATAGCATCATCCACTCGGTTATCTCTTTGAGTTGTAAATACTATCTTATGCCTGACCTTCTGATCGAAGATGTCAAACGACTTAATTGCGTTTCTTAGCACTCTTAGTTTTTTTATCTGCATCTTTTATCATCTCATCAATATGTCCTAAGACTTCAAGTTTCTTAGCATCTAGGGTGGCCTTGATTAATTCATCATCAATAAGCTTTGCAGATACATTTGGCGCTTGATTCATAGTTTTGTTAAGCTGTTTATTGACAATATCCTGTGCTGAATTTACAGGTACATTTCCCTGTGGTACATCTGTGGTCCTTGTTGGCGCTTGTGCTAATTCTGTCTTGTATTCTTCCAAGTTTAATAATTCCAATAGTTGATCGTCTGGCATATTTGGGAATATTCCCTTAACTCGTAATACTGCATCAACCAAGTCAAACCATGATTCAACTATAATACTTTCAAATTCTGCTTTAACCCGGACTATTTCTAATAGGTCACCCATTCCCATCTTGATCATATTTCGTTCATACCATTGTTTTGAAATTAAGTCGCTAATCCAATCACGCTTGGCCTTAACAACACCTGAAAGGAAGAACTGTATTTTTCCAATTAATGTTGCCCTGTTCTGATCTTCTTCACGCCCTAATAATGCTGATGGAACAGCAAAGTTTCCAATAATTATCCTTTCATAAAATGATGCAAGTTCAACCATTTCTTGTATCTTAGGTTCTAAGTCTAATTTTTCAAATGTGACTTCATCGTTTGCATCTACGCTTACTGCATTAAATGCACCTGCTTTCAAACTGTTTAACAGAGTGTTCATATCATTTTCAGCGTCTGCTTTTGATCTTCCCATTTTCTTGATAAGGAACATGCCATATCCTGACCACATGCTTGTTGCTACTTCTGGCATATCAAATTCTACAATTCTGCGCCATGCCCTACTAGCACCCACAACTCGTTGCAGATCGCTGTAACCGTACCACATAGTTCGTCTTTTAGGACTATCAGGTCTGTTCACTAAGTACAACATTTCATCAGGTGTAATTTCGTCTGCCGGATATGTCGTAATAACTTTTTCCAATCCCCAAGTCTTTTGATTCAGGAATACACGACCAAGATCACGTGGATGAATAATCTTTAATGCCTTTGGCAATCCTTTGCCTTCAAATGCTATGACGCACCTGCCAAATACAATCGTCATTGTTATTGCATCTTTCAGTTTCTTTTCAAAGTTTATCTTTCTGTCATATTCAATTAATTCGTTTAGTTCCTTTTCATATTTTTTTATTGCTGTTTTCTTTTGATCATCATCTAAGCCCTTATCGTCTATTAGTTCAAACGTAGGTGTGATTCCACCACCAAAAGTATATTCAACTAACTTGTCGATTACTGCACCTGCAACAGAAGATCCCCATACATCTTCGAACTGTTCTAACTCTTGATCAGTATAAGCCGGGTTAGAATACATATAGAGATAATTGTCAGTTTCCAATCTCTTAGATGCACTTGCATAGTTTGATGGTTTTGATCTAGGCGATGGAACTGCCTTTGAATTTACAACGAATCTATTAGAACTATTTTTAGTATTTTTAACCTGATTTTTCTTATTTGTCAATAATTAAAAAGAGTAGAAGTTCTGATAATAGAAGTATTTTGTCTTTTCTCTATATTTTGTCACAGGCGTATTTAACCATCTTGCCGTTTGTCAGGGGTTCAATCTGTGTCTTATCCACTTTTGCCTTAGCCCTGACAAATGACCTGTATTCGTCGTCATTAAGATTTATGAAATGTCGGTCACTTTGTGTTTTTCTTACCATGTTGTAAACAGGAATTTACACTCTAATATACTTAAATTTTTAATTGATAGTTTTTTCGTCATGACAGATACAATCGCAATCTGTGCCTCTAAAATGAACTTCATCATAGTGTCCACAATGGGAACAATAACTACCATGTATGCCTTTTGCCTGATTGCCTTTCATATCTTCTATCATTTCCATATAATTACAACAGGCCTCATACTGTTTCTTTATCATCATCTTCAAGCGCCTTTTGTTCTTCGACAAATGCCTGTGCCATGACAGTTACTTTTCTAAATGTTATATGGTCCTTATTTGCAATATCTTTCAGGTTCTTTTTAGCAAATGCCAATTCATACCATGTCAGGATATTATGATAATCTGAAACACTTAATTCAACTTCAACACTCATTTTGGATACATCACTTGTACGCTTGTTGCTGTCGTGTAATTGGGAACGCCTGTTCCTAAGCTTTCATCATCAACTGCTGTGAATTTCCTATTGACTACTTGCAGATCCTGTGTCATACCTTCTTGATTCTTAATGAAATTTCTGCCAATGAAACAGGCCAATAACAAAGCCATAACTGTATCATCATGCTCGTTGCCTTCTGCCCTGTAAGATACATTTCCGGCTTCTGTGATAATTTCTGTAAAAATTGATATTTGTCTTTTTAGTTCGTCTATTTCCTTATTGCTGTTCTTAGGGAATTTGATCCGGTTATTTTGTAGCATCCGGGATAACCATAAAACCATCTGATTCTTAGGCATAATACGACCTGAATTTATCTTTGATTGGTCCTTGACTTCTCTTGTTGTAAATATGGGAATTACGTTTGGGATCTTATGCCTGTATTTCAATTCTTCAAATACATGCTCACCTGTCGCATTAACTTCTAAAGCATAATAATCGAATGGTTTTGCATCATGTATGTCTGCAATCATATTTTCAACGTCAAGATAATTTCTGCCTAAGACAGTTTTAACACCGATAACATAGACATTATCCTTTTTGATTTCAATTCCTACAAATGCAAAACTATCCCTTCTTTTGCCCGGATCTAAACCTGCAATTCTCATGGTCTTGTTTTGATATAGTGTGTGATTTCATCTAATAGGTCTTGCTGAACATCAAGTATTTTTTTTATTTTTTCTATTTCCCCCTGCTGAAATTCTATTACTTTGCCTAATGTTTCAAGCTGTCTTGCATTTGAATCCTGTGCTGTTGCTATCTGGAACAGTGTCGGTAAGTCATTTATTTCCATATTCTTCTACCTCAAAATCTTCTATCGCCTCGTCTTTAATAACACCAAATATCGAGGATCGTGCCGAAGTGAACTGACATCTATATTCTTGATCTGTATCAATGTCTGTACGCTTTAATTCTTCATCCATTTCCTTTTGTGTGTATATCCAACCTATTGCATTAGTAAAATCATATTGCAGTTTCTTGTAATCGTTCTGTTCATTGGCAATCGTATAAAAAAATCCACGCTGACCTTTTGGCGTACTTACTAGAAATATGTCAGACTTGTTAGTATGTAGGATAGGCTCAATGGCATCCAATACAACTGAATCATCAACCAATGCAAAGTGTGCTGCTTCATCAACCACTATTGCCCTGATTTTTGTTTCACCCCTGATTGCTTCTGAATTGCTAGGTTTGCCCTCAATCTCTGTTCCATTCTTTAACACAATATTCAGGTCATGCCTATCGTCTTTGACAGTAGATCTGATTTCACCAAAAAGCATCTTTAGCCTGTTCATCACAGTTTTGGTAGTCTTTTCTCTTGTCCCGGCAATAATCAAAATCTTGCCACCCTTGTATTTGTGAAAACAATGATACTGCACAATTCTTAATACGATTTCTGTAAGGCCTATCTGTCTTGATTTATTGACATGGAATTTTACCTGTCTTTTTACCATTGATTGTTTTATCAGGTCCAGTTGATGAGGCATAAATTTCA